CCAAAATTAAATTAGTGGCATAGCCATCGGGCGTAGCCCGACCCTACGGGCTAATTTAATTTTGGGCTAATTTTTAGGGGGTAAATTTTAGGGCACATTTTTTCACTCTCAATATATAGCTGAGAAAAAAAATCAGGAATTTTTCACAAAACTTCAGGAGAATGACAATTCTATTTTCCTGAAGTTATGCATTTTTTATCGGACATTTGGCGGACACCACTAGGCAAAATCGTAATTGTTAGAGGTTTGTATAATTACACACTACTTTCGGGTATATCAGCCGTCCATTTATTTGGAGGTAATGGGTGATCACATTCTACTTCGGATACATTATTGTCATTATAAACTGGCCCGAGTTCATATATTTGTCGCTCTTCTAGTTTATACTTTCTTTGGTTTGTCCCTTGATAACTTATATTGTACATTTCTCCCATTTTATATTTTATCATGTCGTTGGCAGTGTTATAATATGTAAGCGTCCACCCCACGAAACCACCATAATTATTTGTACGGGCTATATATACAGCAATTCTATTCTCATATAAATTTTTCATAATATAACCTTCCCCTAAATTATATATTTTATTGCGACCATCCACTCGTCCGGTATATTGCCAACTATACGTACAGTTTGGACATGTTTTTGTCTTACCTTGACAAGGTCTCCCACCATTTTGTGCAGGTATTATAATTTCTATTTCTTGAGAAACTTCACCACCATCGATTGGACACGGTGGATAATTATCGGAATAATCAAGAGTGAGACAATCAAATACTGTATCATAATTACCAAATACATGGGTATTTGGGTAAATTGGCTGACCATAGTCACGGATTTCATTAGATTTTGTTTTATCGAAACGACATCCACCACTCTCCATAATCAACGGGTTTCCAACTTTACGTTGTACTTCGTATTTTATTTTTTTATTATTAAAGTCTATTGTATACTCACCGGTAGGTATTTGGGTATATGTGCAATAATATCTTCTATCATAAAAACCATTTGTCTGAGGAACATAAAGCTCGTTGACCTTTACACTGTAATCATTTATTTTTATGTTTTCATTACGAAAAGTTGTGTAATAAATAGAAACATTGTTTATTACATTATCAAAGTATATAACTTTATAGATATTGCTTTCTTTGCGACTCGTGTAATTAAATACTTCACTTTTTATTAATTGATTATCATTTTTTAATTCAATAGTCCAAGATTTTATTATGTCATATGTTTCTTCTGGGAAAGGAAACTCGATGATGATCTTGTATCTTTCTCCAGAATAATAAGACTTTCTATAAATTATCGTGTAATAAAAAAGTATTAACAAAAATACAGAAATTATATAATACCATGTATTCATTAATATAAGCGAGTTTTTTATTTATTGAAGAAACGATTAACATCTAATATTAATGTAACTCTTCTTTGATATCCTCTTTTGACAACTTTGTGGTATCTCGAATGGTCAAATAGTATGTCGTCACCCGGGAAATGGGTATGTACACCACTTGATGTAAAGAGTTTACAATCTCTACCACTTTTTATAGTTAAGTGATATCTGAGTTGCGTGTTACTTTCTGCCTTATGCGGTGGAATTGACATTGGTTTATCCATAACAGCAAAAACAGCTGTGGTCTTGTCAATACATGGTATATCATCTATGATTTTTTGTATTTGTGGAAAATCACTAACTTTATAATAATAGTATTTTTCGTTTTTTGGAAACCATTTATCAAGTTTATGAAAATAATGTTTTTTGATATTCGAAACATTGTCATCATAATTTTGTTTTATAAACTCATAATTTGCTTCCACTTTCCAAAGCCCCGGAAAATCATAAACATTATATACACTCTTGTACATGAAAATATCAACTAGTGTGTTTCGCAAACCAATAAATGGTCTCCGTATGTTATTGAAATATAATACATCAATTGGTAGTTTCATGTAATCATATAAAATAAAAAGTAGAGGTACCCAGATAAACCACATTTATTTTCTTCGTATATTATAAATGCCCGGATATAAACGCTCAGAAAAGTATGCTCCATCGATCACGACTGAGGTTGACACTATGGAAAAACGATTTCTTTTCCCAAATGTTACCCTTGTTCAGTTAATAATTGTGACATTGATTGTATTTACAGCGACACGTTATAAAAACTTTAACAAACCTACATTGGCTATAATGACTATCGGTCTCGCTCTCCTCCACCTTTATGATCATATGTTTTTAGTGAAACGTGGTGGTGAAAAGTTTTTTTTAGACAAACGTGAAGGATATTGCTCAGCTTGTAAAATGTAAAAATAAATAGTTGTAAATATTAAGTATGATAGTCAAGGTCAGAAAAAGCCCAGACCCCCTTAAAAAGTTTAGAGTAACTCTCGAAAATGGTAAAACAGTTGATTTTGGTGCACGTGGATATTCAGACTACACCAAACACAAGAATCCATCCAGAATGAGATTATATGTCCTGAGACATGGGGGGCAAGTACCTCCGAAAATTTTAAAAGAAAACAACTCTAAAAAAATTCACCGAGAAATGTTAAAAGTAAAAACAAGTGACAAAGAAATATGGAGTATAAGAGGTATAGATACTGCTGGCTTTTGGTCGAGGTGGTATTTATGGAGTTATCCAAATTTAGAAGATGTTAAGAGGTATATGAGTATACGTTTTAATATCAAATTTAATTAATAATATCTTACACCAGCTCTAGATGCGGTGTCATCAATTTCATCGACAACTTCCCAAGCCCACCTACATTCATCTACATCACCATGATCGCATATATAATGTGCAATATCAAGCGCTTCATGTAAAATCAATTTAAGACGCATTTGTCTCGGAGTGATTTCATAATGTTGTTTCACACATGGTGAGGTATAGATGTGTTCAAGAGCAATCTGTGTTATTTCTCTTTTTTTCATCTCATAGTGAATGTCGTCGCTTTTGTGCGCCGCTACAACATTGTATCTTTTGTGTGATATAAGCGGGTAGTTATCACTTTTAAAGTAACCAAGACCTTTTAGAGTCCTCATTAAATATAATTCAATTTATATTTTTAATATCATTTCGGTGTTATCTTAATAATTAAAAAATGACTATAATCGATAGACTCAACCGATTATAAACCTAAGTGAAATGTATATCTATTATATTTTAATCTAAAAATGTTTGCACCTGTATATGACTATCGTTGGGGTTCCGGTACAAAACAATTAACTGATCATACAATTCTTAATAATTCGAAAAAGTTCATCATTAAGAATGGTAAAAAATTGGAAATCAATCACGTACCAAAAATAGGTGAAATGGGTATACATGGTGGGGTTCTTCAAGTCATTCGTGGATCGAGACAAATAACGTATCATTAGCAGCTAACTTGAAATTTAATATAATCAATAATTGTTTAGAAAATTAAAAGTAGACATTTAACCAGTTCACGATCGAATTAAAAAAAATTATCAGTTCTATACATTTGCACATTGTAAGTACCCATCTTACCCATGACCGAAACATTTTCATTTCCATATAATTCTTTGCATCCTATATCATCCATACAATCTCTATTTTCATGTGATACTGGTAACGGATATAAATTCTCACCGTCTGTAGTTGTGTAAAAATGATACCTATCACGTCTACCTGTGACTTCTTTTCCGTATAATGGGAGTGTTTGGTCGTTGTCACCGAGCAAAACACCCATTTGTTGAACATACCCTGGTTTATATTCTTTTATCGGTGGATTTCTAAATTCTGGTGTTTTTGTATTAATATCTTTATCATATACTTCCACTGGATATGGTACAGGTATATCGACTCGAACAACACTTGGGTTGTACATTTTATAAGAGATGTACCCCACAAGTAATATTATTATAACATATAACATTTGATTCTTTGTTTTGTTTTTCATTTATATTAACATGATATTAAAAAAATAATTGTTAACATGTTTATGAAGATACTTGCCATAGATATAGGATATAATAACATGGGAATTGTATTAGCAGAATGTCATGGAACAAAAATAAATGTAGAATATCTAAAAAAAGTAAACCTAGAAGATTATAAATATATTAAAAGTAACGACATTGTTGATTTAGTTCCTTTATTTATAGATGAACATAAGTATATATTTGATACAGCTGATAAGATACTTATAGAGCGTCAACCTCCGGGTGGATTTACTAATGTAGAAGTTCTCATTCATTATATGTATAAAGACCGTGTTATTCTAATATCACCGAATAGTATACACAGTCATTTCGGTATAAGACATTTAACATATGATGAAAGGAAAGTTAGATTAACGAACATAGCTACTAGGCACCTGACACAAGAGATACCATACGAAAGAAAACATGATATAGCTGACGCAATATGTATGATTGAATATTACAATTTTAAAAATTCTGTTCATTTTTTTGATAGATTTAGATATAAAAAGTAATATTTACTATTGTAGTTGTTTCTTAATGATATCGATTGAATTCACAATAGATTCGAACATACTGTATATCTCACTCGTGTCTCTTCTTTCAATAGCATTTCTAAGATATTCTAGATTGTAATCAATTGATTCCTTCTTCTGTTTTTCACTTTCTTGGTGTTTTTCCTTCATGTCTCTTAAACTTTGAATTTTGTTATTAATGTTATTAGTAAGAATACCAATTGCTTCATGTAATTTAGATAATTCATTTTCATAAAAATCAATCTTTGTCATAATAGCATGTCTTCTGCCATTTGTTATCTTGAGGTCTAGTTTTTGTTCTAAATTTTCAATTCGATCATAGATCGCTGTCGATCGCTGTGAAAATGCATCTTCGTGAAGTTTAAGGGTGGATTCAAGTCTCCGGATTTCGTGATCAATATTCATTTATATATATATATACAAGTTGTTAAATTTTTAAGTATGAAGTATTAATATGGTATATTTTGTATTTAAACAGAGTAATTTATTTCGTAAATAAATTCATTCTGTGTCTTAGGTTCTCTTCAATCCATTCAAAGTGTCCCAATCTATATTGTGTAAATCCCCATAGTGTAAACAGTAGGGTTTTTAACATGTTGTTAGCCGCTGTGTCGCTCATTTTATATATAGGACCGACTAATCGCCCCATAAATGTTTCATCTTTATTTTCACCCGTCATATACATCTCGAATTGTGTAAGAGCACATGTATCATCGTTTACACTCCAATGATAGAAGAGAAATGGTATCAATATACTGTAAAATTGTAAATGTTTTTCATTATTTCTGAAAGGAACAATAAATAGTGCGGAAAATAAAATTAAATGAATTGCAAATATTATGTTCATCTATTATATCATGGACAAAGAAAAAGTTAAGCTTCCAAAAATTTGGCATCCCCAGCATGAAAAGATTCTCAAGGATTGGGGTGAGGCTGCCGCTTGTTACAGATATATGAACCACCGTGCGTATTTATTATACAAAAAACTAAGCATGCGATTCACCCTCCCTGTAATTGTTTTATCAACTGTTACCGGTACCGCCAACTTCGCACAAGGTCAATTCCCAGAATCAATACGTTCTTCGGTTCCGAGTATTATTGGTGGTCTTAATCTCATAGCCGGGCTTGTGGCGACTATCATGCAATTTCTTAAAATTAATGAACTTATGGAAAGTCATAGAGTAGCTTCGTTATCTTACGGAAAATTATCTAGAACAATTCGATTAGAATTATCATTGCCATTAAAAGAAAGAACTAAAGATGGTAAAGAAATAGTTGAAGAGTGTCGTGCTGAGTATGATAGATTATTAGAACAAAGTCCTTCAATACCAAGTACAGTATTGATTGCATTTGAACAAGACTTCCCATCAGATGAATATCTCACAAAACCAGAAATTATGCATATAAAACCAATTGATCCTTTCAAAGCTATAACAGAGAATACAGTAATCTCTCAGCTAAAGGGGTTTTTACCATCAGGCGACAGAACAAAAGAAGATTTGCGTAGAGAACTTAATGTTATACAAGGTAAAACCGAAACACCAACTAAGTTTGTTGAACAAGCGGAGGTGACGAGAAGAGAACTAGAAGATCTTAAACAACGAAGTGTCATTAAAGAACTCAAAGCACGTGCGGAACTTCAGAAAGTTGTAGTCGAAGATCCGAAAGACGATACACAACATACAGAATGAGTAACATTATTAGAATGTTAAAAATAGCAACAAATAAAACATATGGTAAAATTTTGTACCTTAAAGGTTCTACGATACGTTCTTGTAGTGCGTTATTTCGCAACACTATATCTATTGCCTGATTAGTAAGATCATCGATGGACTGTTTCATTAAAATTAAAGATGAAAAAAAAGATGAACAACTTACCACAATCCATGTGGATGAATTAAAACAGATAAAAGACCATATAAAAAACAATAAAAATGTATTTATTTATGGGTGTGTCGGGTCTGGTAAAACACATCTACTGAAGATTCTATTTAACGATAAAAATAGTATAAATATAGAACCAGAAGATATAAAAAGTGGTATGTTTGACCTATTACGTGGTACGGAAAAACATATAATAATAGAAGACTATTCTAAAGATATTATCAATTTAAAAAAAGTAATAGAATCTGTGTCAGATGGTGAAAAAATAACAAATGGTTCTATTGTCGTAACAACTTCACAATTTTCATTATACCCAAACTTTGAGAATGTAAATATAATACCCAAAATTCCGGAAATGTTTGTAGAACTTGTGAAAGATAAAAAAGATATAGACCATATTACATCTATAGCAAAAAAAGCAAATGGAAATATCAGAGATTTCTTTGATTACTTGGGTGGTTCAGATATAAAAGATATTTTTAAAAACTCAAAGGACTTTATAGTAGATGTATTATGTACACATGAAAAAGTCGAAATGTTTGACCACACTTCCGAACATGGACACATTTGGGATGTTTTTCAAGAAAATTATGTTAATTCCAAAAAGGTAAACATCGCCGCATGTAGTGACTCGTTCTCTATCACGGATATTTTCGATACAGAAATGTACAAAGGTACATGGGATCTAATGCCTTATTTTATATTAAATTCAGTAGTTATACCCAAGTATCATATGGGTGAACTAATAAATATATCAAAAATTAGACCAGGTAAATGTTGGACAAAGTATGGAAACTATAAGATGAGAAGACATAAATTAGAAGAAATAATTACAGATTCTAAAACAAATATAGATATAAATGCATTAGGACTTCTTAAAAAATATGCCGAAAATGATAATATAGATATATTAAGAGAATACAATATAACACCACAGAAATTTGACATTATGAATCATCTCGCAATTACGTCACGACTCAAACAAAAAGATGTCACACGAATTAAAAAAATGATTAAAGCAAAAATTGATGATGAAAATGTACATAAAAGAGAAAGTGCACCAAATACTAAGAATGTCTTTTGAAAAAGAAAAAGATGAACCACAAGAATTTACCAAATCGGTGGGTAATGAAATGTTTTTTTGTGGTGAGATAACACCGGAAAGTACACTTGAATTTACAGAAAAATTCAAAAGAATGGAGATAGAACTATTAAAAAGATCTGCCGACCTTGTCGACTATGATCCAAAGGTCAATGTCTATATCATGAGTGAAGGTGGTGATATGTTTTCGGGTTTTGCCTTGATGAATCTATTACAAAAGTCAAGAATTAAAGTAACAACCATCGTACAAGGTGCTTGTTGTAGTGCTGCAACTTTCATGTTTTTAGGAGGGAGTCAGAGACGAATAGGAGCTAACGCATACGTTCTCATACACCAGATAAATACAGAAATTTGGGGAAAATATCAAGAACTTAAAAATGAAATTAAAAATTGTGATAATTTCATGAAAATGATAAATGGTATTTATTTGAAATATACAAACATTCCAGAAAAGAAGTTGCACAAAATATTAAAGAAAGACTTATTTCTAGACAAAGACAAATGCATTAAATATGGTATCGCTCACGTTGTTGATTGATATTTACATATCTAATATATAGAAATATGCCACATATCACGATAAACAATATACAAAATGTATTTAAATTCATAGGAAGAGAAGTATCTTCTGGGAGCCTAAGTCGTTCCATTCTACCATAATTTACAACTGGTAATAAAGACATCTATTTAAAGTTGAGAAATTAAATATACATAGAATGGAACGGCTTATCCGAAAAGACAAAAATAATCGAGATAGATTTACAGATATTTGTGTAAAAGACATGGGTGACGGTACAGCTGATATAGTGAAAACTACTGGTGTGGTTGGCAGTGAAAACGTAATAGTATCATGTACAAAAGTAAGGACTGGTTACGAAAAAGCTCTCATAAGAGCTAAAACTATGTGGAATAATGAGAAAATTAAAACCACCCATATACTTCCTATGTTGGCTAATAAATGGGAGGATAGACATAAATATATTTGTGAACCTTTTTACGTTCAGCCAAAACTTGATGGTGTACGTCTTCTTGTATCATGTAATGGTTGTTTTTCTAGAACTGGAAAGTTAGTAGAAGGTGTCGAACATCTTTCTGAAAATCTAAAGGAAGGAGAATGGTTAGATGGTGAATGTTATTCACCGGGTATATCATTCGAAGAACTTACTAGTATATTCAAAACAAACCCCCAAAAACTTAACTTTTATGTTTTTGATTACTTTGATATGAATGCACCAGATTTACCATTTGCGGAAAGACAGAAAATAATGAAACAAAAATACAAACTCATCGTACAAACGGATTTAGTTAATAAAAAATCAGATGTACCTTTATTACATAAAAAGTTTGTCGAACAGGGATATGAAGGTATTATGATTCGTGAGATAACGAGTACATACGAGGTTGGGAAAAGAAGTAATTATCTTCTAAAATATAAAGAATTTCAAACAGAAGAATATGAAATTATTGATGCTAAAACTGGTCATGGCCGAGACTCGGAGGCGGTAGTTTGGGTGTGCAAATCCGACTCTGGGCAAATTTTTACAGTTAAACCTGAAGGAACTATTCAAGAAAGGGAAAAATACTACAGAGAAAAAAACAAATTTATTGGTAAACTCCTCACCGTTCGTTTTCAAAACTTAACATCTCTCGGTGTCCCACGTTTTCCCGTTGGTGTAACAATAAGAGATTATGAATAATTTAGTGATTCTCTACTACCAAATGTGATAGCTAAATTTTTCTTATCAATTTCACTATTATAATAGTTTAATGAAAATATACCATTTTTTAGTAACAAACATACACTATTATCTGTGATTTGTCCCGTATCCGTAGAATACACGTGAAAATAGTCATCCGTTAAATCTTGCACATTATGTCTATATAATATATACTCAGTGACAAGTTCGTAATCGTTATTTTCGTCAATTTTATATAAGTAAAATCCACTCTCTGATGCTCTAGAAATTAGATATATTTCTTCGGTGATTTCATTGTTTAAGTTTTTCGCCGACCACGCATATGCTTCGACACCAGTGTACTTTACCGTAAGTGACACGTCTGGGTGACTTTTCATTTCTAGAAATTCAATACCATCAATTTCTAGTAGAAAATCTGTTATTTCGAATGTGACACGTGGTATACCAACAAATTCACGTTCATTTCCCGTAGAATCCTTATAATAAAATTGTATAGAATAATTACCCATTGATTCAAACTTACGCTCTATGTCATATGAAAATGATAAGTTCTGAGCCCGACTTACAAATTCTGTTGTAAATCGTCTATATGTTTTAAGTACTCTCTCTTCTTCTGTATCAATGTTCTTGAGTTTTATTATTATATCTTGGGTGTCATCTATAATCGTGCCATTTTCCCATGTTATTTTCAAAGTCGCTGGTTCTATTGGAACATCTCCTATATTTCTGTCTATACTTTCATCAGTATTTGTCTGAGAAGTGTTTACATCTGTACCAGATATTGTAATATTTTTTATAAAAATAGAAGAAGGTGTAATCGATGTTGTACTTTCTTCGTTGTATTCAAATGTTTCGTAATCCGCTGGTATGACTTTTTCTTTCACATCCGATTTATTTTTATTTTTATCTGAATAAAAGAAGAACACTATCACAGCCAAACTTAGACAGAAAAATAAAAATAAAATAATGAGTTCAATCATGTCTCTAATATAACTTTATTTTTTAATTATAACGGTAGTACTCTGTCATCGTGTATCCTTCTTGACCAGACGTGCTTGGGGCTGGTGCAGGGGCGGTGGCAGGTGCTGGCGCTGGCGCTGGACTTGGTGCGGGGACTTGTGATGGTGAAGGCGATGCATCTTCTTTGCCGATAATATCATTTATAAATTTGACAACTGGTTCATACTTAAAGTAATAAGCACCACCAACACCACCGGCGGAAATCAGCATAAGAATTAATATTATGGTAAACATGTTATATTATATCATAATATTATTATTATATTCATCGATCTGAATCTGTCCTGGATTGATATCTATTAGCTTCATGGGGAAGGCGATGATGATGGTGACGGTGATGGACTGAAGTCAAAGTTTGTACACGAATCAAAATCGAAATTACTCACATCCCATGTTCGTTGATTACAGTTATAATATAACCCAACTGTAGCAGCCACACTCGAACTACAACAACATAACAACATTAACAATATGAAAAGATCCGCAGTATTTGCCATTATTAATATATAAATATAAAATATTTCGTGGTCATTTTTTTTCTATATTTATTATAAATGGAAAGATCTATAAAAACTGTTACACTCGAAGCACTTGTAATTGGTGCTACAAATGCATTATTGTTTTGGCTTTTAAATCTTATCGGTTTAAAAATTAATAAATTATTACTACTTGTTTTAGTTGGTGCTCTTATTCACGTAATTTTTGAATATACTGGGGCAAACAAATGGTGGTGTGAAACAACATATAACTAATATAATATAAAAAGTGAACTACATTCCCTGTTAAATATATTATCCAGATAACAGAGTTTCCAACTCTGTACGTCTAGTACACGCCTCCTCCATAATCCTGTTGACTTCTCGCAAATCACAATTAAGATCATCAATTACACCACGTGTAATAAGATTCTGTCTTTCGAGATAACTCTTGTAGAAATTTCGTTCATCGGGTATTTGGTGTCCCTTTGCACGAAGTTCTTCTATGGTTAGATTTCGTAGTCTAAAACCAAGTTGGTTTGCCCTCTCACGGATTGCATCCCTTCGCACATTGGCGGTTATACGCTGTTTAATCTTGAGGTACTTGAGACGACTCTCAATCCTTTTTATTTCATAAATATATTGAAAAATATCAACACGAAGTCTCTCAAGCTGTCTTCTTTCATTATTATGATGATTTACCACACGAAATTCCCCATTGTCGTCATGTGAAGTCCTCGGTGGTATAAAAACTTCCGGTGAGGTTGCCCGTGGGACTTTTTTATATATATTTTTCATGTAATTACATGCTTTTAAATAGTCACCCTCCGGAAAAGATTTGGAGTTAAGGTCTATGATTGACATGAGCTGTATAAGGTCTTCCATTTTTGAGATACTATTTTATCAAACACACACGACTTAGGAATTAAATGTACACATATAATAAATGCGTGCATTATTACCTGCTACACTCATTACATTGACAAACGCTATGACATCGAAATATTGTAAAACACTAGAAAAATCTAGTGTAAATATTCCTGGTCGTCCACCAGGGTGGGTGTTTGCACTTGTATGGCCTTTATTATATATTACAACTGGTATAGTGTGGTCTAGAACAAAATTAGACGCATGGTTTTTTAGTATAATAGGTTTATGTTGTGCATGGTTATTTATTTATTCCTGTAAGGAACAAAAACAGTTGAGTACGTTAATATTGTTAACCACCGCTTTACTATCTTGGAAACTTTCATTCATGTTACATGGTGAAAATAGAAATTTAATGTTACCATTTGCATTGTGGACAACGTTCGCCACATATCTAAATTCACAAACGTAAATTATTCATATAAATCATCAATACACGTATTTAATTTCTGAATTCTCTGACGAATAGAATTTCTATACATTTCCCTATAATAGTTTTCAACGAGAATATAAGATGTATATAATTTTTTTATACCATCACTGAACATGGTATCAATATCACCAATAACAATCTGATTATCATCACAATATTTTTTTATATGTACTTCGTCATACTCTTCTAAAAGTATGTCATGTAATACACAATAATGTTTTATAGCTTGAGTTTTTGTAAATTTCGATAACCGTTTTATAGGTTTTATATCTTTGAGTTCATTTTGTAGATAAGTTATTTGTAATCTGTAAAAGTCCTCATCATTAGCCAACGATTCCTTATAATAATAATCATAAAAATAATCAGAAACATTATTGTCTTGATCTTCTATAAAAAAAATAAAATCTTCATAGTTAAAAAGTGTTGGTAATTGCTGTGAGTTTTTCGACTTATATACATTCTTTAATAAGTTACACAATGTTAAATAATCACCTTCGGATAAATTGTGTGAATTATCATCAATAACACGCATTATATTTTTTAAAGCATCCATTGGTCTTACCCATGTATAGGAGTTTATGTCTAAGTTATTTAATATCTATAAGTCTCTCCTCAATTGGATCATTCAAGTTTGAAAATATGTCGGCCTTAAACCTCACAAACATAGATCCATACTTTAATAGATTCAATGTGTTTTCAGAAAATTCAATTCCTCGACCATTATTTGTTTCAGAGATGGGTTTAAATGCATTACCCTTAAAAATTTTCATAGCTGTATTTATCTGTGAAGGGCAAATAAAATACATACATATTTCATTTGGATAAATTTCAGAAACAATAATATATTCTTCCCATTCATTTTCTAAACAATCTTTAACGTGTTGTTTAGCTATATTAGCGTTAGCCGTCCATTTAACTTTAAATGACGAAATACTCTCCGAATGTTTACTTGGCATTTTATGTTTTATCGAAACTGGTTTGTTTTTCACAAGTACATCGGCAGAAATACTGTTTGGGATATCCCATCTAATATTTTCACGACCCATGTATTTACATAAAATAGCTATCAAGTCTCGTTCACGATGAATTCCAACTTCCATAGTCGTTTTACCATCCCGTTGACACTCCATTTGCGATTTTCTCAAAAGATATATGTAATCCTTCTGAACACGCTTATGTCTAAACAGTCTACAAATATCATACCGGATACCCATTTTATTTCATACATATTGTTTAAAGATATACATCTTAGGTAATAAAATACAAAATGTTTAAGGTATTGTCATTGTTCACCGGTATGGGTGGTATGGATGTAGGATTTGCTGAAGAAATGCAAGTACATAGAAAAAGTATAGATCCACAGTTTGTTGACAGAGAATCAGAAATAAAAGATTTTGTATACCTTAAACGACTTCCATTTGAAATTGTTTTTCAAAATGATATTCTCAAATGTGCGAGAGATATATCAGATTGGAATAATTGGAGTCATAATTACGTATCAAAAGATATAAGATCATTATTAGATGAAGACTATAACTTTCCACAAGCAGACGTTGTATGTGGTGGATTTCCATGTCAAGATTTTAGTCATTCAGGTAAGAGAAAGGGGTTAGAAAGTAACAGAGGTACACTGTATCAATGCTTTGTAGAAGTTGTTAAGAGAACTAAACCAAAGATGTTTATAGCTGAAAACGTCCACGGACTATTAACAATGAAAAATGAACCAATAAAACAAATTATTTCAGACTTTTCACAAGCAGGTTACGATGTAAAATACCAACTTATCAAATGCGAAGAATATGGTGTACCACAAACGAGATGGCGTGTTATAATTCTCGGTATTAGGAATGATTTAAAACCGGAACTTCCCGATGATTGGAATATTATAAACTATAACAAAAGATGTACTACATTGAATGATTATTTTAGTCACTTAACCGAACCCGAAGAAACCAGTGATTCGGCACAAATGGTATATTCAAAAGCTGCAAAACTCGATAAAGGTCAGGGTCAAAAAGAAGTGTGCTTAAATCAACCGGGTCCGACAATGCGAGCAGAACATCACGGAAATATAGAATTTAGAAGATTACACGATGGAAAAAACAACGAAAATAATCTCAAACAAAGAAGATTAACAATCAGAGAAGCGGCATTAATACAAACATTTTCACCAAATGTGATACTAACAAACCCAAATAAAACACCTAATATGTCGGGTTACAAACCAATTGGTAATGCAGTACCACCCTTACTTGGTTATTTGGTAGCATTTAAGATTTATGAAATTTTAAAAATTATTAATCAATAATACAATTATTATTTCGTACGTGAGTCTCGTCGTTTTTTATCACCTCTATGCACGAACATTTTTTTTGATTTTTCAGTGGGTGGGTAACTCAAAATATCAGCTTTGCTAAATTTTTTGCGTGTTAATGGAGAAGTAAAGAATGGGTCATTCTTCTCCCGAACCCGGTTATAACGATTTTCAAATGATTTCACCAATCCATTAAGAAATCGTCGATCATACACATGTTTTATCTTACCATCTTTTGTCACGTCAACCAAGAGGAATACTCGTCTATTTTTAGGAATGTTGCTTTTCTTAGATTCTTGGAGACTGTTATTATACCAAGAAGCCACGTTCTTATTTTCAACGTTACGCTTACCATTGTCATTGGGTTTATTTTTATTCTCAAGGTTCTTCAGTTTCTTTTCATACTTTGATACATTAATAACACCCGGGGCTCTTGGTGGTGATTTGGGACGATTATTCTTTTCACCAAAACTAAGACGACGTGCAGTGAGTCCGGCATTCGCAAAAGACATGCGCATTGTACGCATACGTCTGAGGTTTTCCGGGTTTATTCGTCGTGGTCTAATGTTACCGACGTTATTTTCGTTTGTGTTTGAGTTGGTCCACACAAAGTTGTGATTATTTTCTGATTGGTCACGCATCTTATATTTTATAAAGATTTAAATTGACATATACATATGAAGACATACACATCCTTTGATGGTATTCAGATCAAGGTTGGGGAAAATGCAAAAGAGAACGATGACCTGACACTTTCAAGTTACCCCAATGAATGGTGGATGCATATAGATGGGGTCGCAGGAGCGCATATTGTAATATGTCATGAAGAGGACACTATTCCAAAGGAAACGAAAAGAGATGCGGCAACATTGGCGATTCATCACAGTAAGCCGACGAATACAAAAGCGGTTCGTGTAAATCTTGTTCGTGTTAATCAAGTTGTAAAAAATGAAAGAATAAAAAACCACGGACAAGTTTGTTTATTAGGTGAAATAATGCAACTTACAACCTTTCCAAATAAAGAGAAAGAGAGATTGAATAGACTTCTAAAAATAGGAATAATTAATTAAAATATTTTACATCGTATACATCTTTTCTAATTTAATTTTTTCGAGTTCTTTCAGAATATTATTTCTAGCATTATCGAGAATTGCTATCTGTTTCTCAATGTATAGTGGCATATTCCATGACATTTCTGATTCTTCATCTATCGCACGGTATCTCATAGATACAGTGTTTCCTCTTAAGACGAAATTGTAATAATTAATAACCGTTTCATGATCTTGTTCTGCTTGTTTAAGCTCATGAAGAAGCCACAATACATTGTCTTTGTTTATATCACCGGTTATCATTTTGTTTTTGTTTGTAAGATATTACAATAACTTAGGTATCTTATGATAATGATAATCTTAGAGTATAAGAATTAAAGAGATCATTACATTATAGAATATCAATGAAGGAATTTCCTGAACTTGTGAGTCTTATTCAAGAATGTGATGTTAGGATTTTTGAAGAAGGATGCACAAATACAATTGATATTATAAGTAAGTTCATGGAAAATAATGACGATGATAGTGCATTTTATATCGTTAATGTTAATAAAATCGTCGAACAATATGAAAAGTGGATGGAATATATTCCACGGGTCAAACCATTTTATGCTGTGAAATGTAACCCAAATCCGGTCATTACTAAAATTCTGAGTAGATTTGATATTGGTTTTGATTGTGCGAGTAAGACTGAAATCAGTCAAGTCATTAGTCATGGTGTCGATCCAAAAAATATCATTTATGCGAATCCGTGTAAAGCCAGTGGTCAAATTAAGTTTGCGCGTTCCGAAGATGTGGATCTTATGACCTTCGATGACGTCCATGAACTTTATAAAATTAAATTATACCATCCACATGCGAAGTTAGTACTTCGCATCAAGACCGATGACTCCAAATCAATCTGTAAGTTTAATTGTAAGTTTGGTATTGATCAAGAGAACATTAAGAGTGTGCTCGAAACTGCCAAAATCTTACAACTCAATGTAATTGGTATTTCGTTCCATGTAGGGAGCAATTGTCAAGATGCGAAAACGTATTACACAGCTCTTCAGGATGTTAGAAATGCTTTTGATATCGCAAAAGAGATTGGGTACGATATGAATTTTGTTGATATTGGGGGTGGATTTCCTGGGTACGACGTTCCGGATGGTGTACAATTTGAAGATATTGCCAAGGAAGTCAATCGAGGTATTGATGATTTTTTCCAAGATGAAAGTATTCAAATCATTGCCGAACCCGGTAGATACTTTGTATGCTCTTCACACACCTTGGTATCAAATATCATCGGAAAGAAGAAGAATAACGACAAGTTTGTGTATTATCTCAATGATGGTATTTATGGTTCATTCAACTGCGTGTATTTCGATCACGCAAAGCCTATTATTCAACCATACAATGAACGAGATGGAAAATTGTATGAATCTGTGGTATTTGGACCAACGTGTGATTCAATTGACGTTATTGCACAACAATGTCAATTACCAGATTTGGCTATAGGTGAGTGGGTCTACGTGGAAAACTTTGGTGCGTATACAAGCGCCGCAGCGAGTACGTTCAATGGATTCCAACAGACTAGATGTGTGTATTGTTTCGTTTAAACTTTGTGGACATACACCGGTCTTTCTGTCCGAATAATGGCGAGGGCAGTTCTTAAAATATTCTTTGCCAAATTACTTTTAACCATAATATTACTGTGTTCAATAAACTTCCGTGAGTTTTCCCGATGTTTATTAAGGACAGATTTCATTTTCATTGCGCGTCTAAGAGATAAACGACAACACTGCGTCGTATCAAAAACAAGTATAACTCTCTGTTGATGTTTCCAAATTTGGGTAAAATAACCGTCAAGGTCTTCCGGAGTTGTATCGTCAGTTATTCCGATACGTAATCGTATCATCTTATATTCATTGAGATTCTTTTAATCGTAATTTTCCTTCCATTCTCTCTATTTCACGACGACATATTTTGTAAAAATTTTCAGATCGCAAAGTTTCATCTATATCACGATACTGTTTGTATTTTGGAGAACGTGGAATCAGTGATCCTGCACAGCCCAAGCCTATCCCCAGCTCACAAGTACCGGGTAATTCTCCCCAACAAGAGAAGCATTAACTTTGGACATGTTGGTGTTGAGGATCTCAACGCATGCGTACACACCTCATCGAGAAGGGCGCTATTGTTCCAGAGACGCTACGACTGGAGACGGACATACACGAAATCCATCGGGGTATGCTCATGATTGATCATAGCACCCACGAGGATTGGGACGATTGGTATTCAACCGAATATTGGGAAAGGTGGATGTTATGGTCCTATCCAAATATTGATCATGCGAAATTGTGGATGGTGATGCGAAAAGGTATTTTATTTATGCCTGTGGCGGAAGATTTGTGGTACAATGGTTACTAGAGGACCTCAATAGATTACCACAAAAAATGTGAACCTATAGTATTATGGATTGTGCAATTAATCCCA